GGTGGGCAAGGCCGCTATAATGAAACTCGCGAATATTTAAAAGATGTAAATATTCCAGAATTTTTCAAAAAACATAAAATAGGTGAACAACCGAGAGATATGTTCACTTATGGTGTAGAAGGACAATTGTGGGACGATTTTCTTTTAACGAAAGCAGGAGCTTTTGGGTGGAGTAATCAAAGGGGAGATAATCGCCATACCGCCAAACCTTTCGAAAATGATGTAATAGAACTAGCTTCGCAGAAAGGAGTAGAATTGCATGACACTATTCTAGTAAACAAACCTAATGCTAGTGATATTGATAAAATGCTTGGCAATGACAAAATGGCACAAGAAAGAATAATACCAGGGAGCTTTAAGCAAAACATTGCAGAATTTGAAAGGTTGTATAAAGCTTGGCAATCTATAATTAGCGGCACACAGAAAAAAGATGTATTTTTTGAGTTAAGCGCATTACTCCTTGACGAGCAGTCAAAATTGCGAACAATTGTTAAATCAATCGGCGCTGATATGTCAGAACTAATGCTTGTTGCTGGTAAAGCAGGAGCCAATAATTTTGAGAAAGGTTTAGAAATAGGAATAAACAGCGACGATGCCAAAAGAATAGCCTATCAAACTGCAATTGAAATAGTTGATGCAACAAATAAAGGATTAGGGAATGCTTCGCCGTCTAAAAAAGCGATGAAAGCAATGCGGTTTTTTTATGAAGGATTAGCGTTAGGGGCGCGTCATATTCGCTTCGGATTAAGGCTAGAGACTCAATTCGATAAAGAAGTAAGCGATTTTACTTTCTTTGTCGGCATGAGGTCAAAAGAAGCCCGAAAAGCGATCCTTCAAGCCCTTAAAGAAATGGGACTAGACCGAGGGGAACGCCTAGCGGCTATTAACGAGATTCAAGGCTCGATGAACACGGGAATTTTCGCTTCTCCCCGCGCTTTTCAAGTGATGAAGCGAGCTACCGTCATCGCTCGTCCAAAAACAACAAGAGAAGAAATTCTTGACGACTGGAATAAAAAACGAGACAACATTTTCAACGCTCTCGATAGTATTGAAGAGGCGGGCGTTTCTAGTGGTTTTACAAACGGTATCGTGAGCGGACTAAAAGCTGTTATTGCCCAAGCGGACGGATTTATTAATTTCCTCTCGGTTGGTGGCAAAGCACTCAGAACTCTCGACCAAGAACTTAATGCCGCTACAGGAGGTATGATTAATCTTCGTAAGGGTGCTATAGCGGCAATTGGGGGATTTGCTCTTTTCAAAGGAGCAGAATATTTATTACGACCTCTATTTTTTGCTATTTACGATATTCCTTTTAGGATTCAACAAGCTGTTACTGATTCTTTACTTGCTTTTACTGAGTTACAAAGAATTAAATTAAATTTAAATCTTGCTGGTGTAGGCAACGTAGAACAATCTCTTGACGCTTTAGTGGCAAGGGCTGACAAATTAGGAATATCCTTTAAAGAATCCGCTATTGCTTATAGCAGATTCAAATTAATTACTACTGATTCTCCACTACAAGCGCAGGCAGATAATATTTTTGAAGGATTCCAAGAGGCATTATCGGCGCGACAAACCAATGCCCAACAACAAGCTGAATCTTTTAGAGCTATCGGGCAAATAGCCTCTAAAGCTGTTGTTTCCGTTGAAGAATTCACGCAGCAATTGAGCGAGTCGGGAGGGTTGAACGACGCGTTAAACGTAGCCGCCCGATCAATGGGGTTAACCACTGCCCAATTTTATCAACAAGCATCAGCGGGCAATCTTTTGGTACAAGATGTTTTGCCTCGGTTAGCGGCTGAATATAAACGGATGAGTGCTGGAGGCCTTTCTCTTTCTACTGAAACTTTACAATCGGAAATCTCTCGATTCCAGAACAATACCGAACAGCTTCAAATGCAGTTAGGGGAAAAAATTGGAGTAGTTGCTTACCCTGCTTTACAGGCATTAAATGCCGTCTTGAGTACCTTAAATAACAATCTAGGGACGGTGGCATCAGTGGGAGCCGCTGGGTTACTGTCAGTCATGGGATTTTTAGGAAAATCAGTCATGCAATTTGCGGCAGCGGGTCGGCTAGGAGCCGTTGTCAGTGCTGCCATGAGTGCATCCTTACAAACTGCCGGAGTAGCATCTCTATCTACAGCTACAGCCATGGGTAGATTAAAAGTATCTATAAACCTTGCTACTTTAGCAGGAATAGGATTAATTAAAGCATTGATTATTCCTACTGCGGTGATAACTGGTATTCAATTTGTTTATAACGCATTAAATGCTGGTAGCGAAGAACTAAAACAAGCTGTAAGAACCCTAGAAGAGTCTAAAAAAGCTCTTGATGCTTGGCAAAACAAAACCGATAACAGTAATCGCAAAGGCCTAACAAGCTTTTTGCCTGACATGGAATTGTCTGGAGGAGAAAAGTTTTTTAATATTCTAACACTAGGGATTGTTTATAATTCTAAATGGCTTATGTCACTATTAGAATTACGACAAGGACTAGAAAACATTGATAAATCTTTGGCTACTGGAGTCGGGAATCTAATAGAATATCAAAAAACTTTATCTAATTTTTCAGGTAGCAAGCGATTTTCATCTGAATTACAAGAAATCAGAAATAATTTAGCTTTAGTCAGAGCAGAAAGAACAATTGCAAGCGCAAAAGGAAACGACCGATCTGTAGCTGAATTTAACCGGCGAGAGCAGGATTTAATGAAGCGAGAACAGGAGCTAATTAATAAACAGTTAGGTCCCGTTGGGTCAAGAATTACTGCCGACCTTCAACAATATGAGATGGCGTTAGCATCGTTAGAGCAAAGCTTTAAGAATAAAGATATAACCAATATTGCTTACATACAACGTAAAAAAGACCTCTTGACTATAATTGGTCAACTAAAAAAAGCGGAACAAGATTATCTACAAGTCTTGAAAGATCAAGAAAAAGAATATAGAAAATTACAAGTTGCCTTTGATCTTGCTATAAGAACAAGAGCTAATGCCAATTTTGCTAATGAAGGAAATAGTTTAAGTCGTTCAATTGGATTAAATCAACAATTTGCATCAGGGAAAATTAATGAATTTCAGTTTAATGTTAAAGTTCGAGAAGAAAGCTTACAGACTGCTAAAGAGCGTATTGCCACTTTAGGCAATTCAGCTAACTCTATCTCTAATATTTTAAACGAAAGGCTATCTGAATCTGCCAATAAAGTTTTAAGCACTTACTTTAAAGAAGATCTAAAACAGCTAAATGTAGCGAGCTTTGGTGAAGCAATTGCTGAAAATTTACTCTCTCCTGATGCTATTCAGCAAATAATGGATCAGTATGAATCTGACCTAAAAGATAACGCTGCTTTAAGAGCTATTTTAAATCAGGCTAAAGAATACGCAACTGCTCGACGAGATATTTTAAACACTGAGAAAGAAATTCAGCAAATTAGTCGAGAGATTATTGTCGAAAGAAAGAAAAGACAAATACAAGAAAAACAGGCTAGTAGAGAAATTGTTAAAGCAGAACAACTTACTAATCTAGCCAATAAAACCTCCTCCAGTCAAAATATTGGCTACGGACTAGAGCAAACCAAAATAAACTTGGCAGCTCTTTATAATCAATTAGCCTTAGAGCAAGAAAAATTAGTATTAAACGTAGATGATCCGTTAACGGTCAAAACAGCTATTGCAAATATCACACAGCAAATAGCTGAAACCGAACTATCTTTAAGAGATCAGCAAGAGCAACTACAATACTATTACCGCAACCTTGGCCGTCAGATAATCGACTTTAATCGTCAGATTGAAGATTATAGAAGACAGATTGAAGATGCTCAACTGTCAGCTTTTAGAGGAAATCGTTCTCTATCTGAAAGTTACACTGATTTAGTCAGGGAACTCGACAAGAAACTCTTAAATGCCCAAAATCAGCTACTGGATGCGACCGATAGAATCAGGGTACAGCAAGTTAAAAACCGTTTATTAATACCCGGTACAAGCGACGCTGGTAAAGAATTAGGTGACATTTTCCTAGAATTTGTCCAGGGACAAGCTGACCTTGCCAGTCGCGGTCGCACCTTCCAATCCCGAACCGAGGAGATAGAAACTTCCTATATCTCTACTCTAAGAAATATTCGTAACTTACAAGAGCAACAGCAAGACGCTGAAAGAAGCCGACTAAGAACGATTGAGGATATTAAACGGACTCAAGAAAACCTTAATCGCACTCTAGCTGATTTAATCCGACAAACCAATAAAGAATTAGGCTTTATTCCCCAATCAATCAAGGATATTGTCACAAATCTTAATACACTTCCAGAACCAATTAAATTAATCAATTCTGAGTTAGTGGCTATTCCCCCAAATATTAAGACTTCTGGAGAAGACTTAATAAAAAGTATAGAAGAAACTGCGGAGGCAATTAGAAAAGCTAAGGAAGGTTTGATACTACCAGCACCTAGTAATTTCACCCCTGCTCCTGTGTGGAATGGGGGAGGGGTTTTACCGCCGCCACCGCCACAGTCGTCTTCAATTCCCAAAGGGTTAACACCACGCGGTCGAGAATTATCTCAATATTTAAACAATCCTCACGTCAAGGCCTTTCTTGATATTATTGCTTACGCAGAAGGTACTGCCAATATGCCAAATAAGGGATATAACACCCTTTTTGGCCATGGACAATTTAGTTCTTTTGCAGACCATCCACGCCAAAGAATTCCGTTTGGATCAACCAGTTCATCGGCATCTGGAAGATACCAGATCATGGATTTTACATGGAATGAAGAAAAAGCAAAATTAGGATTAAAAGATTTTTCTCCTGTCTCTCAAGATTTAGTCGCATTAAGTCGTATTTTAATGAGAGGTGGATTAGACGAGCTTCTTAAGGGAGATATTCGTGGGGCAATTAACGCAACCCGCAAAGAATGGGCATCTTTCCCAGGGGCTAATTACCCAGGGCAAGGCATGAAACGGATGGAAGACCTGTTAAGGGTTTACGATCAGTCTTTACGAAAATACCAACCAAATGCCCCTCGTACTCAATCCGAACTAGACGCACTGCGATATGACGGCAATCCTGCTAACAGCGGAGCATCAAACCGTATTCGACAAATCAGAAGAAATTTACCCACTCCATCAACTTCCACCCCTAACCCTTCTCCATCAGTTCAGCAACAAATCACCAACAGATTACCAAAAAATATTCAATCTGTTTTAGTTCAAGAAGTTGGCGGAAAAACTGTATATTCTAAAAATGCTCAAACACCTCCAGCGTCACCAGCTAGTACAATTAAAGTTATTATTGCTGATTTGATTGCCAAAGAAATAACAAGCGGAAAACTTTCCTTAAAAGATGCTATCGCCATAAAATTGCCTTTGGTTGATCCACACGGACAATTAAAAGCCAATCAAGTTAAAACAGTTGAACAGCTAGTACAGTTAATGCTAGAAAAGTCAGATAATACGGCAACTAATGTTTTAATTGATCGGCTAGGTGGGCTAACCAAAGCTACAGAATTAGCCAGAAAAGAAGGTTATAAAAACACTACTATTTCTAGGTATTTAAATATACCAGGCAGTGGAACTCCAAACATTTCAACAGCACAAGACGTAACGTCAGCTATGCAGTCTTTAATTAAA